CTTCTTTACCCCACAATTTCCAGTTACAATAATGAAACATAGCGTGCCTCTCTACAGAGACTTCTATTAGATTTTCTTTACCATTACTCCCACCCATATGTCTAGGAATAATATGGTGCCTATGTTTAATACTCATAATAGTTCGTTCCCCACAACTATTTATAATAACGAACTTCTAATACCCGATGTCGGATTCGAACCGACCCTGGAAGCATTTTAAGTGCTCTGTCTCTTCCGCTGGACTAATCGGGCTGGTGGTCGCAGTGGGAATCTAACCCACCTTCGGCGGTTTATGAGACCGCTGCATTCGAACAGATTGCTATACGACCTACATTCGCTATTCGCAAATACCGAATAGCAATGGGAATACTGGGAGTTGAACCCAGACTAAGCCCTTATAAGGAGCCCGCTCTAACCATTAAGCTATACTCCCCTACAAATACTACTGAGCTTCGTTGTTTAACTCAGTGTGTATTCGTATGAGGTCATCATCCGCAGGTATCATAACTGCTGCTCTGCCGTTCTCATCAATTATTCCTAAACTTTCTCCGTTTTCCACTCTCTCAATCAGTTCGTCAAAACGTTCTTGAAATTCTTCCACCGTGAAAACTTCCATTCATTTCTTTTTCGGTATTTATATTATAGCATCACTGCCCATAAACGGCAAGATCAGCATACTCAATCTGCTCAGGATCAAGTTGAGCGGTGACAACTTCCAACACATTCATAAATTCCTCAACAGTCTCACACTCAACTAGACGCTCGCTGCCCTGATCGCTGAGAAGCAGGAAGGTGCGGGTGCAGAGATCAATCACAATGCCTTGAACGGTCTCTTGTGCGGTGCTCATGGGGTGGTTTCGTCGATTACCCCCATATTATAGGGCATCTGGGGGCGGGTGTCAAGGGGTTTGGTCGGTCGATCCTTCAATTATATTCATAGGGTTATCCATAGGTCTTATCTGTGCTGGCACAACTCCTTGTTGAAGGGCTGAAATATAAAGTTGTTGATTTTGTTGGTTTGCCCTTACAACTTCATTTCTAAAACTTTCTACTGCTCCTCCAGTTTGATTTGATTTTTGTGCGATTTCTACTGCCATAAAAGGCATCCAAGCAACAGCACAACCCCACTCATCCACTGGTTCTCCGGTGTTAGGATTTGTCCCTCTCATTTGAGTATACCAAGAACACTTAAGTCCGATACAATCTTTTTTAATCAGTGGGCAAAAGTTGCCTGGTTTGATTTTCATTTTATTATCAATAAGTAGGTTTTATTGGCCAATTTGAGTCGGTTGGATTTACAACAAGTTGTTTGGGGTCCGTAATACTTTCTGGTAAATCTCTCAATAATTGACGGTAATTTTTCCAAGAAATTTTTTGTTCTTCAGTAAATGGAACATCAGACATTTGAGTCCAATCGCAATCAGACAATCTTTGATTTCTCAAAACTCTCAACTCTTCCCAATAGTCTCTTGCTGCTTCAATTGCATCAAGTTCATCTTGAAGAATTTTCTTTTCATTATTAAAATCTGCAACTGCCTGTTCAAAAATTCCAAGATTTTCTATTCTTTCATTTGGTGTTTCATCATTATACTCTACTTCACCCCAAGTATCATACCATTGAAGAGCATGAACATTTGATGGAATCCAGTTTAAATCTTGTTGAATATCGAGTAGTCCATTATTATCAATCGCAATATATTTGTCTCCAGGAATAATCGTGAGTCTCATTATTCTCCTTCAGGTAATTTTTTAATGTAATATTGATTCACAATGACAAAATATTCAGTAATTAAATTAACTAAGTATATAGTATCAATTTCTAGAAGCAATAATTAAATCTACATATTGAACTGCAAAGTCCATTGATGCCCCAGAGAATGATGCAGATCCACTCCATGATGGGTTTGTAAATGTGTGACTGTGAGCATTCATTGAAACGGAACCAGACCAGGATGGATTAGTAAATCCGTGACCGTGAGCGCCACTTCCGCCAGTAGCAGCAGTAGATGGAGTAACAAGAACTTGAGTACCACCCCCAGCAAATCCTTGACTTCCACCACCTCCATTATCAATAAGAAAATTTCCTGTAGTAGTACCATGACTGTGAGATGGCATCTCCGCAGTAGACAGAGTAGTATTGCTTACACCTCCACCAGAGTTAGATCCAGAAACAGAACCAGTAACAGTTGTGTTTGCAATACTTCCTCCACTATTAGAACCAGAAACACTCACAGACCCTGATGGAGTTCTTGATGCGAACACTGAAGTAAATGCTGTACTTCCACCAGAACCAGCAGCACCACTCACCACTCTCAATGTTTTATCATTATGTGTTGTTTGTTTTGTCCATCCAGTCGGTGCTGCTGTTTGTTGAAACAACATTAATGTTCCTGATGGAAATGTTTGTGTAGAATATGTAGTAGAATCAACTGATCCGTCTGCTTTTAAAAATTGACTTGAAGTTCCTCCAGATTTAACAAAAGAACCTGCGGTAAGTGCATTTGTGCTGGGATTATAAGTTAGATCTGCATCAACTTTAACAAGATTATTTCCAGAAGTAGCATCAACAAAAGTTAAGTATCTCGAAGCATTTGTTGAATCTAAATTAATTCCAATAGAAGTTGCAGATCCAACGTTTGCGGCTGATGCATTAATCCAAGCAGTCTTTGTTCCATCAGAAGATAAAATTTGTCCAGATGATCCAAAAGTATTACTACCATCAAAATATTTTCCAATAATTCGAATATCTTGAAATGTAGAAATACCACTTGAAGTTATATTACCTATAACATTGCCAGTTAAATTTCCTGCAACATTACCTACAACACTACCCGTAATGGTTTTAAAAAATTGAACATCTTCATTAAAAAATATCTCTTCCCCAAAATATTGTGCCATTTATCCCCCCAATGACGTAATTACACTACCAGCATTAAATGTTGCAGTAATCAAATCAGTACCAACAAAAGATCCAGAAAAACACCGTTCACCAAAACTTGTACCTAAAGGTATTGCATTTCCTGTATGAGCTTTAATCGAACATTCATTTCCATGTATTAATGTTCTTCCACCACCTTTGATATTAATATCTTTTCCTGCGAGTAATTCTAGATTTTCATCCGCATCTAAAACTATTTTACTTGCTCGAATTCTTACTGCACCATTTTTTTCAGCGGTAATAGCAACGTCACCATTTTTCCCAACAATAACAACATCAACACCAGTTCCTTTTGATTTTTGTCCTGCTACTATTTCAATAGATTGATCATTATAAATTTTATAATTTCCACCCTCTGTTAAACTCTGAACATTTACATTTTTATCATCAGTTACTGCATATTGTGTATATACGTCAGATCCATTACACCCCATTTTAGGATTGTGCCTATCAACCCTAAAATCGGCGCCGATACTTTCAATAGATCTCTGCCACCAATTTTGTTCTCTTACAGCCATTTATTTTGTAATACAGTCTATGCTTTGAAGTACTTCACCCTGATATTCTGGTCTTACGTCAAGATTTACTTTTAAAATCGCTCCAGATCCAGTATCACTAACAACTCTCAATGTTGGTAAACTTATAAATTCTTCTTTTGAAGTATTTATGACCTTAACAATATATCCATTAGATACTTGAATCTCATATTTATTACCTAAATTATCAACTGCATAATCAATAGGAGAATATCCACTACCAGGATCTAGTACAATAATATTACTTATTACATAAGGATTATAATCTCCAACTGGGTAATTCTCACCTTCTGAAACAATGTAAATACTATCGATTTGATCGCCTTTCAAAATTGATCTAGCTACAGCACCGTATCCCTGTCCACAACTATCTACAACTTCAACAAATGGGGGAAAAACATATCCAGAACCTGGATTTGTTACTTTTACAGAAATAACACTCCCAGTCACACCACTAGCAGCGTCAACTATATTACCCATCAAAGGTATAGCCGTTCCATTTATACCTCCGCCTCCGAATATTTTAATTATTGGAGCTTCGCAGAAAGAAGGAGGTCCTGTATAACATTTGCCTAAAGGGCTAGTGAAATCTGGAAGATTTGTAACTCCACTTAGAATATCAAAACCACCGATAATATCTTGAATTCCCTCTAGTGGATTTCCACCATTTCTTGCAGCGTTAGAAATTTGTATGGCGGTATTAGCAACATCCAAAATATTTTGAAGATCTGCATTAGATGGACTCATTGGTCCGGACCCAATAGTCCAACGTTGGATATCACTCCCTGCCGATACACTTTGGGAACAATTTAACAAATCTGGAAGTCCAGTGATTGCTGAAACAGATGAGCGCAAGAAATCTTCAATACTAAAATTTTGAAAAAATTGTAGTATTTTTTGTATTCCACCAATCGCACTAGATAATCCAGTAGTAACCTTTCCAATAATATCATTAACAATTCCACCCATTACTTGATTTGCCACACAAGAAACAAAGTTAGAAATATTGTTAACAACAGATTGTAATATCTGTTTAATTGTATTACCCAAACCATTGATAATTATGTTAGCAACACATGGTATTAAATCTTGCAACACTCTTACTGGTGCAAGCATTGACTGTTGAGCAGCAACACCAGCAAGATGAGCGGCAACTGGATTTCCTGTGGCTGATAAAACTATTCCATATACTTGCTTATAAAGCATATCTAAACCAGATTTAATAATAGGAATAAGACGTTCAAAAAGATCTTGAACCATCCCATTCACCAATCCACTAGAAATTGCTTGTAGTTTTGTTACTCTTTTATCAATTTCTTGGTTTAGCCATTCTCTAGCACTTTCTATACCATTACTAATGTCTTCACTAAATTTAGCAACATCTCTTAAGAAATTATCAATTTCAGTCGAAATTTTATCAATAACACTTGTTTTTTCACTTGCCAGTTTTACAACATCCCCAATCCCATCAAAATAAGATATTTGCCGTACATTAGCACTTTCTGCTACCTTCTTAGGAGCATGTATTGGAGAATCTTGCGAAGAGGCATTTTGCTCATTAGATTCACCTTTTACCAGAGTACTACCATCTGGTGCTTTAACTTCGTTAGTATATCCAGTAAATGGTATAAAAGGTCCAGAGTATTCTTTGCTTGGGACGTAAGATGTTCTACCAAATGATCCTAATATTACTGGTGTTTGTGCATTATCACCGTCCATAAAGAAACCAAATACAATATCACCTTGCTGCAACTTTACATCACTAGCATAGTTTGCAGCACCTGTTCCAGATGTTGTAGGAAGTAAACACTGTGCCCAAGGTAAGTCTTCATCTGGGAGATCAATTGTATTTGCTGGGTGATACCCCATGATACGAACTTTAAATCTATTCCCCCATCCACTTCCCTTTACCTGCTTTCCCATAGTAGAAAGTGGTGGAATTTGCCCGATCCACCATCTAAAACCATCTCTTCCTACAAAGTTACTCTTAAGTAAAGATTCTTCCATTATTTGTTATTTTTTCCGTGTTTTCCAAATGTATCTCTTACAAGCTTCATAGATGTGTATGATCCATCAAGATCAAAATGATGACAGAGTTCTTTAATCATATATAGACCACTTTGCTGCTCGTCAAACACATTTTTATCCGATTGAGAAATTTTAGGAAGATTACATTCTATAATATCTCCAGCTTTCAAATTAGTATTCAAAGGAACCATCATATTAACAGTTTGTAAAAATAAAACATTATATCTCATCATTGACTGAGATTGAAATAATGAGGGATTTGCGTTTGGTTTTGTTGATACATCCTTTTCCATGGTCCCAATATCAAGAACATGGGTCATAATTCTAGTTGGGATATTACCAAGACCGTTTGGTATTTCTAATTCTTGACCTAGGTTTTTAAGTTTATTTACGTAATTATCTGCTTTGAAAACTGCTTGTTCTTGTGGTGTAAAATTAAATGTTAATGGGTCATAGTAAGTTCTGTAACTTGCATACGTTCCCAGTCTCAACTTCTCAAGTAAATTTTGGTTCCTTTCAGTTGAATAATCAATAATATTTTTATCATTATTTCTAAAGAACTCTGCTTGGTTAACTTGCGTATAAGTATAAGTTGCTTTTGGAGTTTGTTTTATTAAATTATCAATAGCACGAAACTGGAAACCATCTTGAGTTTGATAGAAGAAGAAACCAGCAATTCCACCATCAGGTACAGACTTTGATGCTAAAGAAACTAAAACAGTAAATGGTTTTCTTAAGTTGCCGATAAAACCATAAGTATTTGAAGTCTTATCAATCGTTCCAACTCTAGTTGTCTTAAGATAGTCTTTGATAATCGCAGACACGGATGTATCAATTGATGAACCAGTTGGAAACTTTCTTCCAACCCTTGTAGTTTCATTTGTAATTGCTTCTCTAGATACAAGATGTAACTGAAATATTTCTCGTTGAGACTGACTGATAACGTTAGAGATACTTGAAACATAAAGATAGTTTTCTGGTTTAGAGAAATCTAGTCCTTGATTTGTAGGAGAGTTTCCTGCTATCTTCAACGAAAGTCTTTCCCCACCACGAAGAGGCAAACCATTATAAACTGATTGTTTTAGACCATTCTCACCAACGATTGAATCTCCAGTATCCATTACTAATATCTTTGCAGTCACGGTTGGAGAAAAAATATCCTCATAATAGTCAATAGAATATGTACCAAGTCTAATATCAACAGACTTTGACTGATTGTTGGATTCTAATAATAGTTGTTCGTATTGAGATCTTTTAGTTGACATTAGGTATAAGCGAGTTCTATTAGCATTCTTTGTTTGATAAGATTATTTAAGCTAGGTCCAACAACAAGTATTGGAGAACCTCCAGAAGAACCAACCATAGTTCCTGGATTTGGATATGATTGAGCAGGAGCAGCAACCACAATTGTCTTTTCACCTTTTTCTGGGGTGATGTTATTTGAAGTAGCAACAGCAGCATTTGTACCAGCAACTCTTGCTGGAGTTGCGGTTCCTTTACCAGGAACAGAGAATGCTGTATTATTTGGTCTATTCGTCAGAAGAATATAAGGAACATAAGGTGATGGATCAGCGTCACTACCTCCAGACATTTTACCTTTAGATTTTGTATATTCAAAGTGAAGGTGAGGTCCTGTTGATCTTCCACTACTACCAATTTGAGCAAATGAAGTTCCTGCTTTTAACTTTGTAAATGCATTTGGTCTAGAAAGTAAGTGTGCAAAACGAAGTTGAACCCCAAGTTCAGGAACCCACACATCAAGAGTATGACCATATCCATATTCATCATATTCATACCCAACCCATTCACAGTTAAGACGCAAAGCAATCCAAGTTCCAATAGGAGCAGAGATATCTAGCCCACCATGAGATCTTCCACCAGATCTATAACTTCCCATAACATCAGTAACCTGTATGCTACTTACACCTCTTCCAATTGACTGGGTTAAGAAATCACCTTTTTGAAGTGGTCTTGAACCTAGTGCTCCTGGTTGAACAGGTGATGGAGTAGTTTGTGCTGGACTTGTATCTTGAGAACCTAATGATTTTTGATAGGCTTTTTGTATTGATGGTAATGGTTTTGTTGGTTGTCCAAATATAGATCCTGGAAAAGATGCCCATTGTTTACCTAATATTGTCGAAACTCTGGAACTAATTCCCTCTTTTCTTAAAATGTTTTCCGTTATTCCCAATTCTCTAGCAAGTTCTAGAGCAGCTTTATCTTGACTTGCTGGACTAAAATCTTTCAATCCAAGTTTTTTAGCAAGGCGATTGAAAGTACCAGGCATAAATTGATATCTTCCAGCAGCAGCACTTGCATATCCACCACTGCGGACTACTTTATCTGGATGTTTTGAATAATCACTGAATTGACCAAAACCAAATAAAGTTTTGTATCCATTATGAGGTTGATCTCTTGTTCCTTCTGCAAAAGCAATTGCATCCAATAATGCTCTTTGCTCCTTTGTTCCTATAGATGAAGTTTCATTACTTGTAGAAGGTGTTGTTTCTCTTGGTGGTATAGGAGCTCCTGATGGTGGTTGTAGTTCTTCTTTTGTCTCAAAGTCAAATGGTTCTAGAAGTAAACGTAAAGCATTCGCAAAGTCAATTTCCATTCTATTAAACGAGTTGAGAACTTTTGAAAGAGAGTTATCAACTTGCTTGCCCATATCATCAAAATCAAATGCAACCAAGTTTCGAATAAAAACACCAGAAAGTGTTCCTATCTCTTGTAAAATTGAAAACGTGTTCGTCATAAAACTCGACAGAACACCAGACATTCTACTCATTCTTTCACCAAGTTGCTGCGATAATGAAATAATAGTTGGTAGGTTTGTAAGTGCCCAACCAACCATAGTCAGAGCAATTGCATCTAATACTCTACCAAGGAAACCTTTTGTTGAGTTTGTAACAACCTTTCCTATTCTTCCTATCGAACTTGTTGACTTTGATGCCTGAAATAAATCTCTTTGCTCTCTTCTACGAATTCCATCTTTTCTCTTCTGGTAGATATTGCTTCTCTTTGCAATTGACTGTCTTTTAAAAACAGACTGTGCTGCTAGAGTTCTTCCAATTCCACCAGCAATCTTTTTAGATTCGTTTGTTCTTCTCTCAACATTATCAGCAGTCTTAAAAAGTCTACTCGATGTAACTTTAATGCGTGCTATACTCATCTTACATCACCACATTATAGTTCACCATCGAATAATAAACGTAGAAATTATCAGCATTCGATGATGAGATATTTGGAATTTCGTTTGCAAATGGATTTGTAGATGTTGGAACTACTTGAGTCGCTGGTTGTTGTGGAGCAGTTACAACTACATTTGTTTGTGGCTCTGCCGCTGGTCCAATTGTATCTGCTCTCATCACGGATGTTGATGGCGTCGATGATTGAACCTGCGCTACAGGTAATGCAACTTGAGAACTCCCATGCATCATAGTTGATAAATCCATATCCATATTAAAACCAGCAAGTGGATTACTTTTTGGTTTGAACTGAGAATATAAGTCTTGTCCTTTTTGATTTAAAAATGTTGCTCCTATGATACCAAGAGGTAATTTAATAAAAAGAGGCATGGGCATCATGGATAAACCATAAAGACCCGCTGCTGCTGTACCTGCACCTGCAACTGACTGCCCAAGTGGAGAACCTTGAGACATATTGAGTCCAGTTCCAGCAGCAAGTTGTATGAATGGATTTGCAACAGCAGATTTTACAAGTTTAAATACAGATGGTGCTGTTGTTGTAGCAGCAGTTAGTGCTGTAGCTGCTGCAGCTGCTGGTTTTCCTATAAGATTCCCAGCAGCACTAACAGCACCTCTTAAAACTTGAATGGGGTATTTGAAAAGACCGTTTGCAATTGCTTGAGTTACTCTTGAAGTTGTTCTCGTAACAGACCCAACAATATTTCTAAGACCTTGTGTAAGCTTTGCGAATACATTTCCTGCTGAGGCAAAACCTTTACCTAACAGGTTTTTGACATTAGTCAGTTGCTGAACCGTAGACTTAGCTGCTGCACCAATACCTTGAATTATTTTTGGTGCTAACCATCCCGTTAATAACAACGAGAAGAAAGTCATCAAACGTGAGAGTGCTGACTGGGTTTTAACTGCTGCTTTCTGGACAGGAGCAACAGTCGCATTTTCAATCTTTCTTTCTCTTTCTTGCTCAATTGCCTCTTTCTGTCTTTCTAGAAAAGAGTTTTGTGTAATAGATGTTGATACGACTTGAAGTGATCTTCCAAGGTCGTTGATTTGTAAACCAATTTTATCAAGTCTAGTACTTAAACCACCAACTAGATTTGATACTGATGAAAGTACAACTTGTCTTTCTGCTTCTCTTTGCTGTTCTGCGGCGCCACTCATTACTCTAGGGGACATCATTCCTCTAGCACTGTTTATTCCACCTAAAATTGGTGACGCCAATTCAGCCATTTGCTTTGTTCTTTAAGTTTTCTTCTTCAATAAAGTTTTGGAGTAGAGAAACATAAACTTCTCTTTCCCAAGGTATCATATTTTCAAGCTCAGTCAATGAATATTTATGGTGCTGAATCAAAGCAAAATTAGTTTTGAAGTATGACTCAAGACTTTCGTGAGCCATACCTACCCGAAAAAAGACGTTAAACCCTCTAGAACAACATCACTTTCTACACCAGTCTTAGGATTATTTACCGTAATAGTATGAGAAAGTTTAGGCATCGTTTCAAAAAACTTTTCAATTTCTTTGAACTGTTTTGAACTTAACTGCTCTAGAAAATCTAGAAGTTCTTTTTTAGTATACTCAGAAGCACTCCAAGATTCTTCTTCAGTATAAATTTGTTCCACACAACCGCAGATAAGTTCAAAGGTATCATTTACAGTTACTGAAGAATCTTCAACATTAAAGTTACTCTTGATAAACTCATTCATCGAAGGATACTTCATTCTCAAACTTAGTTGTTCATCCAGTTTAATATCTCTAGTATGTTCTGGACTGATTTGAACTCTAATATCATCTAAGTTGATGAGAGTTGGGACTTGGGTCATTCCATCATCAGGACAAGTAATCAGAACTTCAATATCCTCACCAACAGACTTTCCACGAATATTAAGAAACAGATATTCGATATCGAAAGTAGAAAGATCATCTACCTTAATACCCCTGGTCAAAATGCAGTTTGAAATTACATCTTTAACTGCATTTGCAATTTGTTTTGGATCCTCAGTCTCCATCGCAATAATAAGGATCTTTTCTTCTTTAACTAGAAATGGACGATATTTAATTCTCTTTTTGTTTGAAGGCAACTCAAGTTCATAAGTTGGAGTCGAAATTGTTGGTAAAGGCATAATATCCTATCAAGTTCAGTTGTTTTTATTTAGAGGATTATCTGTAGAACTCTCTGAGTGTATCTGTGTTTATAGCTTCTGCTACCGTTTGTCCAACTCTTCTAAATCTGACTCCACCAGCACCAGCTGCTCCAGCAGATACTGGAACAAGAACTTCTCTCTGAGTTGGAATTTGATTGTTAGCTGGAGGACTTGTATTCACAGTAGGTAATATACCAACTTTATTATTATCAGTTCCAGAATACACACTATAACTGGTAGTTTTACCGCAAACATAACGGTCAAAGTTAAATGATGCTGATACTTTCAAAATATTTGATGCCTCATAAGAAACAGGAACTGAGTTCATCGCAATTGGAAATAGTCCATAGAAAGTATATTCAATTTGCTTGGAATAGTCTCTATCAAATTTTATAATTCGAGTCATATCAGTTTTATACTCTCTTGGATATCTCATCCTAAAGAAATATCCATTTTGTGATGGAGAAACTCCGGAACCAAAAGAAATAAATTCCATCCAGTGCTCTAAAAACTTCAGAGTTTTATAAGATAAGTCAACATAAAACTCTAAATCAATTTGAGTAAACAGACGGGTGTGCGCCATTTTCTCAACGACACCTGTAAAGTTTCCTGCAATATCTGCAGTACCAAAAGAACTTCCAGGAAGAACTGCAGAGTTACACAATAAACCTACACTCTCACCAATAAAGTTAGCATCAATACCTCTATATGCAAGATGTCCTCTTAATGGTGCAGATAGTCCACCAAAAATAACTTCATAGTGAGAGGTCTGTGCTAAGCTAGTTATGAGTGGTTTGATATCCGATATCCTTCTTGGAGTAGGCACTCTAAATATCTTATATGGAATTGTTATAGTTATTTAGATGTCGTATAAAGGAAAATATAAACCGTCATATCCAAACAAGTATAAAGGAGATCCAACCAATATCATATACAGATCATTATGGGAGCGTAAATTTTGCAGATATTGCGACACTAATACAAACATTTTAGAATGGGGTTCTGAAGAAATGTTTATTTGGTATCGTTCCCCTATCGACTCAAAACCTCATAGATATTTCCCAGACTTCTATATCAAAGTTAAAGAAAGCACTGGTCATATTAAAAAGTATCTGATTGAAATTAAACCACATAAACAGACTGCGCCTCCACCAAAACCTCAAAGGCAAACTAAAAAATATCTTTATGAGGCATATGAGTATGCTAAAAACCAAGCAAAATGGGAAGCAGCAAAAGAATGGTGTGCTGATCGTGGATATGAGTTCAAAGTTCTAACAGAAAACGAACTTTTTGGTTCTAAATAGTAATAAAGGTATAAAATGTAAATGAATTTTTATTATACATATGCATCTATGACTGAAACTATGGAAAGGACAAAACTATCTCGTTACCTCATCTTGAAAAATGGTGGAAAATTTATTGATAAAAAAGAAATCAAGTAATGCCTAGAAAGAGTCTCAAGGAAAGGCAACAAAAAAAAGTTACAGATACTGATCGCAACCGAGTTCGTCCTGTTCTTGATGGCATTATTGGAAATGAAGATCCAGACGACTTAATGCTTGAGTTACTTGAAGTTATTCAAGAGTCTCCTAAAGTTCCTGTTCCTGGTAAGTTTTATATTTTTGTTTATCGTCCCAAAACTCCAGGTATCCAATATGATCAAAACCCATTTGTTGCAGTAACGGATGTGTTCTCATGGGGTTTTCGTGGTATCAACTTCCACTGGGAACAAACAAGACAATACACTTGGGATGAAATACCTGGGAAGATCTATGAAGTTTATCCTGCAGAAGTAAAAGACCTACAAGAGTTACCATTTGCAAATATCCGTCTAAATAGTTAAAAAAATAGATAACAGTGGACTTTTTTTCAAATCCAACATTTGGAGTTGCTTCACAGGGTCAAATTCCAGATGTTAATTTATCTGGAGAAAATGCTCTCAAGAAGACTACTGAAACCAAAACTAAAAGTTATAGATATCCCCTACAAAGAATTGAAAGTAAAAGCGATTATTTAGAAATAAAAATTGTAGATTATAATCCACCTGGATATACACCAACTGCAATTGAAACAAAGACTACAAAAAACTCTGAAGGGAAGGATGAAACAAATATAATTGGTGGTGGAATTGCACAATTAACTCAAGGAAGTAGTCTTTATTCATCACAGACAAAAGCAGATTATTATATTGCCTTACCAATACCTCAAAATTTATCAGATACTAATCAAATTACTTGGGGTGATGATAGTCTAAATCCACTTCAATCTTTTGGTCTTCAAGCGGCAACACAAGGTTTAAAAGATCCAGGTGGAGTAATTGGTGGTTTTATTAAATCTGTAACAAGTGGAAAAATTGCCTCAGATGCTATCACTGGTTTGGGTGCAAATAAAGATGTTATATCAAGTGTAGTTGGTGGGGCAATTGTTAATGCTTTCGGTGGAAACGTAAGTTATGAAAGTATCTTGAGTAGAGCAACTGGACAAATTCTAAATCCAAACCTAGAACTATTATTCCAAGGTTCTAACATTAGAAGTTTTCCATTTACTTTTGACTTTGCACCAAGAGACCGAAAGGAGGCACAAGAGGTTAAAAGTATTATCAGAGCATTTAAACAATCAATGGTCCCAAGAACAAACAGTAGCGGAGGACCAATTGCGAGTGGTATCTTTATTAAATCACCAAAGGTATTTCTCATTTCTTACAAGAGTGGAAACAAAGCACATCCATTTTTAAATAGATTTAAAGCTTGTGCTCTTCTTGATATTACCCTTTCATACACTGGATCTGGAACATATGCTACCTATCAAGATGGAACACCAGTTCACATGAATATGACTTTAACATTCAAAGAACTCAATCCAATTTACGCTGAAGATTATGATACGGATGAGGGACAAATCGGAGTAGGTTACTAAGATGTCGTACTTTAGAGAACTACCAGATCTACAATATCAGTCTCCAGTTTCTGATCGCAACTCTTCTCTTGACTATGTAACTGCAAAAAATCTTTTCAGAAGAGTTAAACTTCGTGATGACCTTCAAAATGTCTTCACTCTTTTCAATAAGTATCAGATACCTGCAGGTGCTAGACCAGATACTGTCGCAGAAGTTCTTTATGGCAGAGCAGACTATGACTGGGTTGTGCTTCTATCTGCAAACATTACAAACGTAAGAGACCAGTGGCCACTTTCTGATAAAGACTTATATCTTTATTCTGAAGAAAAATACGGAATAATTTTAAATGATGTAAGATTTTATGAAACTACAGAAGTTAAAGATTCAAAAAACAGACTTATCTTGCCTGCTGGTAAAGTTGTTGATGCAAACTTTACAATACCAAACCCAAACAATCCGTTAACTACTTTGAACCCTGTTGCTGGGGTATCAAACTATGAATATGAAGTCAAACAAAATGAAAAGAAACGTGGAATATATGTATTGAAAAGAATTTATCTACAGCAATATGTTAATGACTTTAAAGATATTATGTACTATCAAAAGTCTTCTCAGTACGTTAGTAATAGACTTGTAAGAACAGAAAATACTCGTAACACTTTACCATAAGAGTTCTAGATTTTTATCAAAAATCATTACATATCGGTGTTTGCGGGAGCGGTCTTTCCATTCTCCTTCAGCACCTTTAATTTTGCCTCTAGAGTGTTTAGTTCCGTCTGCATAGTAGAAATCTTTCTTTGGGTCTGTGAGTCCGCAATATTTAAAATTACAAGCGCGATAGATTGTACCACTATGGAAATCACTATCAGCGTAAGAGATGATTGCTTTAACTTCAGCATCCTTCCGTAACTGTCTAATCGCTCTTGAAACAAACCAAGAAGTGATATTATGCTCACTAGATTGGGTGTCTGGATGGATGCAGAGACGGGAAAGTTCAAATAGTCCTTGTTGATCATTTCGTTCAAGTCCAAATGCTCCTTGTGCGACTTCTGGAACAGGGAGTCCAGTAAAAACACAGACTCCCTGAATACCACCAATATTCAAAGGGCAGAAGTCATTACCCTTATACAAACCGTAGTTGTAACCACTCTTAAAGGATTTAGAAAAGTCCTTAAGATAATGAAACCGCAGAAGTAACTCTGCGGCTTCGGATTTACTTACACGGTCAATGTAGTAATCAGTCTTCACTCCTCAGCAAGACGGGCGAAGTACGACAGGGCATCATCATCCTCATCTTCTTCCACTGCGGGACGGCGAGTGGGTTTCAGAGAAGACAGTTCCTCACGGAGATCTTCGGTCAGTTCACGAGTCGAACCACGAGTGTTGTCCTCATCCAGGTCTTCAGGGTCCTGATAGCGAGGAGTGCCTTTGGAACCAAGCACGTAGTCAAGACGCTTCTTCAGTTCATCATAGGTCTTGAACTGGTCAGCAGCAACGAGTTCGGCAAGCGAATACTGCTTCTTCCAGATTGCTTCCATCGCATCATCGTCGTCCAGAAGGGGTTCAGGACGAGCAAACTCAGACGAGTCGTAGTTACGGTAACCAGCAACGTTCTTTGCCTTCAGTTTGAAGTTAGCACCCTGCCAGAAGTCAAACGGATCGATTGCTTCCTCATCTTCAAACTCAGGTTGCATTGCAGCAGTCAGTTTGTCGAAGATCTTTTTACCATACTTGAACAGGAACACCTTACCTTCGTTAGCGGGGTTGGCAGGGTCCTTCACCACATAGATGTTGCTCACATAAGTCAGCTTACGCTTCTGCTTGCGGGCAAGTTCTTTACCAGCATCAGTACCGTTGTTCCACAGTTCGGAGTTCAGTTCGGACACAGGATCCTTCTGACCCAGAGTGGTGAGACTGTTCTCGATGAACCAACCACCAGGACCTTGGAATGCATGACTGTAGAGTTTCACAAACGGCAGGTCTTCGCCGTTGGGAGCAGGCAGGAAACGGATCACGGCATAACCATTGCCGCTCTTATCTACATCCAGTTTCCACAGACGGTCATCACTAGAACCGCTGCTAGTATTCATTTTTTCTACTTCTTTGACCAGTTTAGCGGTCAGATTACCCAGTTTGGATTGCTTTTTAAGATCCGAAAAGGACATTTGGATACCTCAGATAGTTTGGATTCGGGGGATTTACTTAGATAGTATAGCGAAGATTGAGTCACCTGTCAATGAATTGCTTGAGAGACTCAATGGTCTTGTTCATACTACTGAATAAAACTTGCATATCAGTCTCTGGTGGGAATCCCATCAGAGCCACTGATTTGCGTAGGTTCTCTTTCATCTCAACCGCTTGTGGGTCATCTGAAAGGGACAACCTAGTATACATCACTCTCTGCTTTTCTAGCAAGAGCTCAAGTTTCTCAATGTGTTCCAGTTTGGTCTCACGGGGCATCATACCGAAAGTCAGAATGCTTCCGTAGATTTCCTCTTGTAACTTGTTGATTTCTCTCAGTTCGTCTTGAATAATATCGGAGTCAAAAAAGTTACTCATCTATGATTTCCCTTAAAATCTTCTTGAATTGAACCACATCTGTATTTAGAAATGGAGAATATTTTTTAATTTTTAAGCTGACGGTTTCCCACACAGGGTCCAGAAGTTTCTTATCAAACATCTTCCCGAACAGGAATATTTTATCGTATATGACTAGAGTTTCCAGGCTAATCTTCCCGCTCAGGAACTTTTTAAGAACGGGTGGATGACCTTTGGAACAGTTCAAGGCATCGTCTAATTTTGTCTCCGAGAACAATTCGTTGCTTTGTTCTTTGAACAAGTAAGTCAAACTCTGTTGTCTCCGCATCCAATCTGCGTAAGTCCTTTCTCCAGAACTGATAATTTCTCCAATCCATAAGTTCTGTGGGTTGTCTGATGCTACAAAGTTTGATACTAGAAAATCTAAAACTTCTTTATCGTTGTATTTGCGACTTGTCTTCTCAAACCAGTATTTGTCCTTGCGTTTGTTGAAGGATGCCATACTGGCACGAGTCTTCGCACCGTACTTAAAGAAGTCGTATTTTGGATTTGTGAAATGATTTTTGAGTGACAAATAATGTTGATAAGTTTCAAAGGGTGTCACGATCATAAAGGCAATCTTGCTCTTGATGTTTTCTTCATAAAGTTAAGACGAGTGGCATCCCACTTGAGTCTTTCTTTTAAAGGTTTTGAAATGAGTTTTGTGACTGATTCTACCTCAAGACTATTGACTTCGCAATAGTGACAAATAGCATCAATATAATTCAGATTTTCTTCAGCAACAATTTTCTCAATCTCAAGAGCAAACTTGGAAGGGGTTAAAAATTTACTTTCTATTGCCTGTTCTAGTTCTTTATTTGGTTCCATAGAGCTCCAGTTTATCTCCAACAAACTTTCTAATGTATTTGCCGAGTAGTTTGATGTACTTTGATTTGTCTCTTTCTTCATAGACGACGCATTCTCCATTTTCACAAGCCATGATGATTACAAGTTTTTTAACTGAAATACCAGTCAGTTCGTATAGCATACAACCGTAAGCCATACATTGAACAAAATAGTGTTCAATCCACTCGCGTGGTTTTGGTTTTTTGGAAGTCTTAAAGTCAATTATTGCTAACTCACCGTCATATTCGGCAATACAATCAACTGTCCCAGCAATTCCCAGTTGTTTACTATATAGGGACCCTTCAAGGGCGTAAATATTATTTATACGATTGAGTTCTGATTTTGAGATCTTAAACAGAAAATCTGAAAGAGGTTGAACTTCTGGCAACTTCTCATTTTTAAGATAATGTTCAGTAAGAGAGTGCATATCTGTTCCACGACTTGTTGCCGCTTTTGTAACACGCTCTGCTTCTTCTTCACCTACCTTCTTACGCCAGTTAATAAAGATTTCCTTATTAAAATGACTGGTCACCGAAGTGATGGAGACCAGTCGAAGAAGTTCTTCTTCATCAGGAATTGAATAGTATCTTACACCATCAATTGTCTCACGCTCCAACTTAGGGAGTTCAATATCAATATGATTAAACATTAAAACCTCACTTTGTAGATATTATAGCATATTATTATGCTTTGTGATATTAATCCACATTTTACCATTTTTAATTTTAGTTATGTGCCCTTGCCTAACATTATACATTTTGGCAATTTGTTTTTGTGTCATATTGCCTTCCCAAGCAAGATTATAGATTTCTATAATT